TGCCATTTCGGTATAAGCATGATTTCTGGAGCCAGAAACTTATCATCGAAGTTTGGCGTGGGACAAGTTACGCACGAATCTCTGGCTCGATGAAAGGTTCGAACGAAATTATCGATTGTGCTATTCAGGCATGGAAGAGTTTTAAGAAATGAATAATGATCTAAACGATCTTAGACGCGATATTGAAGATACTCTGGACATGATCGAATGTGCTATAGATCAAGTGAAAGCCGAAGCTGATAAAATGGGGATCGGGGTACATCTTCTTCGACTCAGTGACGGCCGATGGGTGATGCATGAGCTCATAATGGCCAAGGCCCAAGCGTATAATGCTTATGCAACAGTTACATCTTTGTTAAATCGAAAGGATGACTGATGCCTCAAGATAACACAGTGTTGATGGAAGGTGTCAGAATCATATTTCGAAATTTTGCGGGAAAGGAAGGACAGTACAATAGAGAAGGTGACAGAAACTTCGCAGTACTTCTTGACGATACTGTGGCTAGTACTCTTGCCGAAGACGGATGGAACGTCAAATGGCTCAAGCCCAGAGAAGAAGATGAAGCCGAAGAACCCACACAAGCGTATCTTCAAGTGTCAGTCAATTTTAAAGGACGCCCGCCGCGCATCGTGCTCATCACGTCAAGAGGACGGACGAATCTAGATGAAGGCTCAGTCGAGATGCTGGACTGGGCCGACATCCAGAATGTTGATCTGATCGTAAGACCCTATGAGTGGGTAGTGAACAACAAAAGCGGGATCAAAGCATATCTGCAGAGCATCTACGTGACGATCGAAGAGGATGCGCTGGAGAAGAAGTATGCTGAGATGGATCAAGCGTGATCGTCGAAGCTATCGTTATTGCCGTAATAGTTCTGGTCAGTGTCTCCTTTGGATACTACCTGGGAGCGACACGTAATCGAAACGAATAGGATATGGAAAGAACCTCTATCACGCAAAAATATGTCCGTAAGCCGCTGTACGTAGATGCAGTCCAAGTAACTGAGCAGAACTTTTCCGACATCGCACGTTGGTGCTTTGGTGAGGTCGGAAACATTGATGACTCCCCCGTCGATATGAGCCAAGATGTTCAGCCTAATAGTCAGTACATCCATGTGAGAGTGCACAATCCCAAGAATTCTCGTCAAACGAAGGCGTTTGTCGGGGATTGGATTCTGTACACTGAACGGGGTTACAAGGTCTACACGACAAAGGCATTCCAAGCCAACTTTGACCTTGTGAAATGAGGTAGTCGCGAATTCCTGAGTGGGAGCATCGCCACCCCTAATGATGCTCTGCGACCAAAGGAGCGTCCCCCGTTGGGAGTGCTAGGCCGAGCATGCAAGCCAGGCAGCTCAGGATTTTTTATCCCCTTATGAAAGGAATGAGCTCATTACGTTTCTAATCGCAAGTCTAGCTTTGGTATTGCCCACATTCAGTTCCACTAAACCAGTGTTAGTGCATCCAAAGCCAAAACATCATAAGCATGTGGACAAGCGTTTAGCAAAAGTAAGGCCATGGGATGGAAAACTTAACCGAATGGCATGGTGTGAAAGTACTGGTCGATGGTTCATTGCCACCGGAAACGGCTTTTATGGTGGCCTCCAGTTCACACTCCAAACATGGTGGTCCGTCGGTGGTTCGGGTTATCCAAATCAAAACAGCGTACTCGAGCAGAAATACCGTGCCGTTCTTGTCCATGACAGAGCTGGCACGTGGACGAGAGATTGGCCAGTTTGTGGGTACAGATGAACAACTCTATCTAGTCGGTGGAACGCAACAAGAGCTACGTCACATTGCTCGGGAGCGCGATATTTATCCAAAGAACATTCGCTTGGTGAATAAATGGCAGGATATTCTCGGATTCAATGGCGGTAAGATCATATTTGGTGTTACCAGTTATTGTGAAGATCTTGGAGATGTGCTTCTGTACGCAAAAACTCATGGGATAGAAGTGCCTTGAGAGGAGGACTGTGGACGATCAGAACCGTCTTATAGGTTGTATGGATGCTCAAGAGTGGGCAAGAGAGTTTGTCAAGACTGACAACTTGCTCCATGTAGGCCAGGACGAGGGAGCTATGCTTGCATGGTTCTCAGCTGCGATCATGTCAGGTTATGACGCAGGTCAAAAAGCAGAGCGAGAACGTGACTTCATGGAAAGGTTTCATGAGGTGATCTATCAGGCTGCTGGAGCTGCAACCACTCCATTCATGGAAGATCATCCAGATTACATATTCCCATCCGAGCGTGTAGTCGAGGGAATCGAAGCAGTTCTGAAAGAGTTTGGAATTCCTGCACGAATTTCTCCGGATAAGGACAGGGTATCAAGCCCGCAAGGTCCCTGTTCAACGGAGGAAAGTGGCCGTGATCTCCAGGTAAAGGGTGAGGGGAGTCAGTGAAAGCCGGGGGGCACGTCTCATAACGTTCGCCGACGTCCGGATAGCTGATGGAGAATTCATAACCTGCCTTGCCACTAAAGTTTCTCCGGGGACGGAATCACAATACCGGAGAAAGGGGTATGGTGTTCTCGCGTTTGAACCGCCAGTTCCCGCTTGAGCATCATACCCCAACAATTTCAAAGACTCTCCGAGTGTGGTGGCATTTGATAACAAGCCGAGTGAGGCTGGCCATCATACGCCGCTGTCGAGGCGGTTCGCGCGAGCTCGGAGATAGGGCGGAGTTCTGGTCTCTGTGGGTTGGAGCTCCGTCCGCCGGTTTTCTCTGGGCAGGGGCGCGGTTCAGAGAAGGGACGGACATCCTGGCTAAGATGGCTGGGGTGTCCGTCCCGGGGGTCAATCCTGTCTTATATTTTTCGGAGGGATAATGGAATACGATTCACGCCCAGATACTTACCAACACATGGGAATAGTGCGGAGTTACCTACTGAGTGTGGCATTCGAACTCATATTGCGTGGAGACAATCATGACCTGTCGAAGCTGCAAGAGCCAGAGCTGGCCATGTTCAACGAGTACACGCCGAAGCTTCGCGCCTCCACGTATGGCAGTGAGGAATACAACCAGTTCCTCGAGCAGATGGGCTTTGCGCTGAAACACCATTATCAGAGCAACGATCACCATCCCGAGCATTTCGACAACGGCATTCACGACATGGATCTGATCCAGCTGATGGAGATGCTGGCAGACTGGAAAGCCGCGACGCTCAGACACAACGATGGAAATCTGGGAAGATCGATCTTGCAGAACGCAGAGCGATTCGGCTACGACGATCAGATGACAGCGTTACTGATGCGAACAGCGAATAATCTAGGCTGGCTCGATTAATGCTCATCAAGATCAGTACTCAGACGTTCAGACTTGACCCCAGCCTGATGGTATACCAGGTGGAAATTGAAAGCAAAGGCAAGGTCTGGAGAGAAACTTACGGATCCAGATCAGATATTGCAAATTTCCTACGAGGGTTTGAAGCGGGTTATAACATGACCACTGAGGGATTCCTTAGGTTGCCTCTGATACCCCATCACTCAGACGAATCGACGGATGCGTATACCAAGGATGAGTAATGCCACGCATCAAATACCTGAAGCCAAGAGGATTCCGTGATTGCCCCAAATGTGGACTTAGGGAAGGACGGGTTTATTGTCGGCGATGCCACGGACCCAGGAGATGGCTTAGAGAAGGGCCTGCAGCCCCACCAACGCGAAGCATTGCGGAAGCTAAAGAATGGGTCAATACTGTGGGGTGGAGTAGGGACAGGGAAGACGCGAGTCGCCGTAGCTTATTACGTAAAGCACGAAGCTCCTAAGAACATAGTCGTGATCACCACGGCCAAAAAGCGTGACAGTCTGGACTGGGATCGAGAAGCTGCTCATTACGCCATCAGTCAAGATGAAAGCTGTACTTATCATGGCGTGATGTTTGTTGACAGCTGGAATAATATTACAAGATGGGAGGGGATGCGCGATTGCTTCTTCATTTTTGATGAACAGCGAGTGGTTGGTAGTGGGGCTTGGGTCAGATCATTCATTAAGATTACCCGAAACAATTCCTGGATACTTCTTAGTTCTACGCCGGGAGACACGTGGATGGACTATATCCCGGTATTTGTTGCCAATGGATTCTATAAGAACCGAACCCAGTTCATCCGGGAGCATGTCGTTTACAGTCCATATGCCAAATTCCCTAAAGTTAGCCGATACCTGGCCGTTGCGAAACTTAACAGGCTCCGTAATGAAATCCTAGTCCACATGCCGTATGTCAAGGAGACGATCCGTCACGAGAAGACCATCTATGTGCAGCATGACGAGGTTCTTCTTGACAATGTGATCAAGACCCGGTGGAATCCATACGAAAACAAGCCCATTCGGGACATCGCAGAGTTGTTTATGGTCATGCGAAGGGTCGTCAACAGCAATGGAAGCCGTCTAGAGGCCGTCAGAGAGCGTCTAAGCCAACATCAGCGCTTAATAGTGTTCTACAACTTCAACTATGAATTAGACGCTCTACGGGGCTTAGAAGACGTCACAGCGGTTGCGGAGTGGAATGGACACAGGCACGAAGAGATTCCAAATGCCGATTCATGGGTGTATCTGGTCCAGTACATAGCTGGATCAGAGGCTTGGGAGTCCACAGAGACGGATGCGATGCTGTTTTACTCCCTGACTTACTCGTTCAAGCACTGGGAACAGGCCCATGGGAGGATAGATCGCATGAACACACCGTACTCCCATCTGTACTATTACGTTTTACGGTCAAAAACGGCCGTAGATTCGGCAGTATGGCGCTGTTTGAAGTCAAAACGCAGTTTCAACGCATCCTATTATGATGGTGATTTAGGGTGAAAATTGGGGTCAAAATTAGCAGTTTGAGAAAGTGTCCCAAAAACGGGCAGAGATTTTTAAGACGAAATCCCTGCAAATCCCAGAAAAGTGGCAAAAAAGGTTGTGGCCAAAAACACCCTGAAAAACTCCCCCTACACTGTCAACCTAATATATAAATATATAGCTATTAGGTGTATTCTGTACAAGAGTTTTTTCAAAACGTTTTTGACCAAGGTTTTTACACAAGTTTTTGGCTATTTTGCTAGGCCTGTGCTTTGCCCGAGGGCTTTTTAATCAATAGGAGATTGTATGATTTGGTCAATAATCCGTGAACCAGCCGATAGAATGGCCGATGTACGCATTTCATTAGGTAAGAAAAGCGATCTGGGGGCTTATTTGGTGTTTCGTGGCGATCCTGAGGAAGTTGTCAAACTTTTGGAGGAATCCCTCTTAGAAGCCCGGAGAACGATTCCCAGGGGTGATTACACAGATCATAGAGGAAGACCGCAGGGATAATGAGTGAGAACTGGAAACCGATAATGGGCTTTCCATGGTACAGCGTGAGTGATTGGGGGCGTATACGATCTGATAAATCTGAGAGAATTCTATCACTTAGTCAGAATCAGTATGGATTGGTCTATGTCGGTATGGTGAGAAACAAAGTCCAGTATCACAGATCTGTCCCACTTCTGGTAGCCATAGCATTTATCCCAAACGATCTCGAGCCATTTGATACACCCATCAATCTGGATGGTGACAGGTTCAACAATCATGTGGACAATCTGATGTGGCGTCCTAGATGGTTTGCCATCAGATACAACCAGCAATTCAAATGGCCCACTGCCAGTCCTATCATGCATCCAATTCAGGATCTAAAGACTGGAGAGGTGAGCGAGAATTCATTTGACTGTGCAATAAGATACGGGCTTCTGGAATCTGATCTGATCATGTCCATATACAATCGAACATTTGTATGGCCTACGTATCAACAATTTGCAGTGTTAAGAGAATAGACATTACATCGTGTACAATTCGTGGATTATAACGGAAGGGGATAGAAGATCCTTTTTCTTTATTCTACGAGCGAGGTAATGTATGTGACCGAAAATCAGTATCAAGCTAAGCTGATAAAGAAGCTTGAACGTATGTTTCCTGGTTGTGTGATTTTGAAGAATGACTCAGGAAGTAGACAAGGCATTCTCGACCTTACTCTTCTTTATGGTGATAGATGGGCTTCACTTGAAGTCAAACGTTCTGCAATTGCTGCTGTTCAACCTAATCAGGATTATTACGTTAGACAGTTAGATGAAATGTCATTTGCAGCGTACATTTATCCAGAGAATGAAGAGGAGGTTTTGATTGCGCTTCAACAAGCACTTGAACCTCCAAGGCGAACACGCCTTCCTAAGTCCAAGCCAGTATCACTGGGTCAATTACACGCCTAACAGGTTGGCTGAACGCTGGACAACAGCGCAGGCGGCGGCTTATGGTGTTGCTCAACATGCGTACGCTCAAGTTGAAATTCAAGCAGGCAGATTGTCGGATCACATTGGAACTCTGGGCATATACATCAATGATGCAATTCGTCATAGAATGGTATGTGAACAGGTTCTCTATTATTCAGAAAACTGTTTCGGCACAGCTGATGCAATTTCGTTTAGATATAACACTCTTCGAATCTTTGACTTGAAGACTGGAGTCATTGCTGGTTCAGTTCATCAACTCGAAATCTATGCTGCTCTCTTCTGTCTTGAGTATGGTAAGGATCCATTCAAGATCAATATCGAGCTTCGCATTTATCAAGATAATGAGGTCATAATCTATGATGCAGATCCAGAAGACATAGCGTTCATTATGGAAAGAATTCAAGAGTTCGATCAACAGATTAACCAACTAAGACTAGAGGAGGAGTCGTGAGTATAGTTCTCAATGATGACAATTATCTCGAGCATTACGGCATCCTTCGAAAGTCGGGTCGTTATCCTTGGGGATCTGGTGGTTCTGAAAGCACTCGTAACAGAAGCTTTCTAGATGCAGTTGATACGCTCAGGAAGGATGGGTTGTCCGATACCGAGATTGCTCGTGGCTATGGTATCACTACAACTCAGCTTCGTGCGGCAAATTCTATTGCCTCAGCTCAGCAGAGACAAGAGAAGATTCTTCAGGCTCAGCGTTTGTCTGACAAGGGGTTGTCCAATGTTGCCATTGGGCAACGTATGGGTCTCAACGAATCATCCGTGCGTTCTCTTCTAGCTCCAGGCGCTCTGGATAAAGTAACCGCCAATCAAACCACAGCCAACATGCTCAAGCAGCAAGTCGACCAGAAGAAGTATGTCGACATTGGCTCTGGTGTTGAGAATCATCTTGGCGTTACTGAGACCAGATTAAAGAACTCTGTGGCAATTCTTCAGGAACAGGGTTATCAAGTTCATGTCATTCAAGTTCAGCAAATTGCAACTGGCAAATACACCAATCTCAAAGTGCTGGCTAAGCCTGGCACTACTCTTTCAGAAGTACAGCGTAATCGTGCCGACATAAAACAGATCACTGATTACTCAGAAGATTATGGTCGATCCTATCTCAAGGCTCAACCCCCTATTAACGTCAGTTCAAGAAGAATTGGAATCAATTATGCTGAAGATGGTGGTAGTAAAGCTGATGGTGTCATCTATGTTCGTCCTGGTGTAAAAGATCTTTCTATAGGTAACTCCAACTATGCTCAAGTGCGTATCTCTGTTGATGGCACGCACTATCTAAAAGGCATGGCTCTATACAAGGATGATCTTCCACCTGGTGTAGATCTTGTGTTCAACACGAACAAGTCGAATACAGGACGTAAGAAGGACGCCATGAAGGAATTGTCGGCTGATCCAGATCTTCCATTTGGATCAATCGTTCGACAAATTCAGAAAGATGGCAAAGTGACTTCTGCAATGAACATTGTTGGAAGTCCTACCAAAGAAGGATCTGGTGAAGAAGGTAGCTGGGACACATGGTCGAGAAATCTTCCATCTCAGTTGCTCGCAAAGCAAAGTCCAGCTTTAGCCAAAGGTCAGTTGAATCTTACTTATGAACGTAGAGTTAATGAACTCAAAGAAATCAGTAAGCTTACTAATCCAACTGTTCGTAAGAAGCTTCTTGAATCGTTTGCTGATTCAACAGATGCAGCTGCAGTTCATCTTAGAGCAGCTGCTATGCCCGGACAGGCGACTAAGGTAATTCTTCCTGTTACATCAATGAAGCCAACTGAAGTTCATGCGCCTAGTTTGCCTAATGGTACACGTGTGGCTTTGGTTAGATTTCCTCATGGTGGAACGTTTGAAATTCCTCAGTTGACGGTGAACAATCGTAATCCTGAAGCGCGTAAGTTGTTGGGTTCACATGCTAAGGATGCAATCGGTATTCATCATTCTGTTGCTGAACGTTTGTCAGGTGCTGACTTTGATGGGGATACAGTATTGCTTATCCCCAATAACAAAGGTTCGATTAAAAGTACCCCTGCTCTTGATGGATTGAAGGGTTTCGATCCTCATCATTCGTATCCTGCCTATGATGGGATGCGAACAATTGATGGTGGTACTTACAATGCTAAGACTCGGAAAGTCGATTATCACGGTCAATCTCCTGTCTCTTCTCGTAAGCAGCAAGAGATGGGGAAGATTTCTAATCTGATCACCGATATGACAGTTCATGGAGCAAAGGCTGACGAACTTGCCCGTGCTGTTCGTCATTCCATGGTTGTCATCGATTCCGAGAAACATAGCCTTGATTTCAAAGCATCTGAAAGAGATAACGGAATTGCTCAATTAAGAGAGAAGTATCAACCAAAGCCTGCAGGACAAAGGGCTGGTGGTGCTTCTACTCTTTTGTCTCGAGCAGGTTCTGAATATCGTCTTCCTCAAAGAATTCTCAGGTCTCCTGCTAAAGGCGGCCCTATTGATCCTGTTACAGGTAAGAAAGTCTATGAAGATACTGGGCGTCTGGTTCCTGAACGAAAGCTCAGAAAGAACCCCGTCACTGGTAAGAAAGAGTATGTGACTACTGGCAGGATGATACCGAAGTTGGAAGTGCATGAGCGTCTTGCTGTAACTGATGATGCAATGAAACTTCTATCTGGCACACATGGTACGCCTATCGAAGTCATCTATGCAGAACATTCTAATAGGCTTAAGGCTTTGGCTAATGATGCACGTAAAGAAACCGTTGGTATCAAGCCTACCAAGTATTCGCCTTCAGCAAAGGCCGCATACTCAAATGAAGTTGCCTCCATCAATTCTAAATTAAACCTGGCTGAAAAGAACGCCCCCTTAGAAAGACAAGCCCAGCTAATAGCAAACACCGTTGTATCCCAGAAGCGCCAAGCAAACCCTGGTATGGACCCAGCTGATGTTACTAAGATCAAGAACCAAGCATTGACTGAAGCAAGAGTTCGTACTGGTGCAGGTAAAGATCCTGTCCGTCTTACACAGGCTGAGTGGGATGCTATACAAGCTGGTGCTATCAGTCACAGTAAGCTTGAGAGAGTGATCAAGCACAGTGATTTGGAGACAGTTAAGAAGCTGGCTCAACCTAAGTCTCAGCCTAAGATGACATCGACCAAGATACTTAGGGCTAAGACTATGCTTGACTCTGGATACACCCAGTCTGAAGTAGCACAACAGTTGGGTGTCTCATTGTCTACACTCAAGGCTGGTATCAGTGAGTGAGGTGAGCATGACTGATACTACACCAACAGAGTACATGCTAACTACAGTAGACAATCCATTCGATCCATTCGATCAGTTCAATGAATGGTTAGCTTATGATACTAGACTTGGTTATGATACTGCCGGTATGCTAGCAAGGATAGCTAAAGTTTCAAATGATTTGTCTGAACCAGACCAGGCGTTGGCTATCCAACAAGCTATTGATGAGATTGTAACCGAGAACGTCTCAGGCATGTGGCGTAAAGTTTCAAAAAATTCTTTGCAAAATTTATAAAAATTTTTCACAGCTTTCGGAAAAAATTTGACAAAGAGTGGTCAAGTTCAAAGGGGGCGGGGGGTCGAAATTAACACCCCCCCTACGCATCGCCCGGCTCCAAAAAATACCCCAGGAGGGACTTTCCCACAAACAAAAGTGAAAGGAAAGTCGCGTGGCAGCGAGGCGAAGGAGGTCAGAAGGTAAAGAAACTCGCCGCAAACCCGCGACAACTCCGGAGGCCCGGGAAAATGAGATGATTTCCTTGGCCACTGACCTTGCTGAAGAGCAGATTCGTGCGGGTTCGGCGTCGTCTCAAGTGATTAGTCACTTCCTTAAGCTTGGTTCGACTCGAGAACGGCTCGAGCAAGAGAGACTCGAGCATGAAAACGCTCTTCTTGAAGTTAAGAAGCAGCAGATAGAGTCTCAACAGCGTATCGAAGAGCTATATCTTGATGCGATCAAAGCGATGCGGTCATATGCAGGAGATATGCCAGCTTCTGAGGATAATGACGAAGATCCTGACATACTCTGAGCTCCGTCGGTTAAAAACGTTCGAAGAACGGTATGAGTATCTTCGATTAGGCGGGGAAGTTGGATACAGCACGTTTGGATTCGATAGATGGCTCAATCAGCATTTTTACAGATCACACATGTGGAAGCGAGCTCGGAATGCAGCAATTGTTCGAGATAATGGGTGTGATCTGGGTATTCAAGGGTACGACATTCATTCTGGCCTTTTGGTACACCATATGAATCCCATATCTCCAGACGACATAAAGCATGGAGAACTATGGATCCTTGATCCTAATTATCTTATTACGACGTCACTGCAAACCCACAATGCAATTCATTTCGGTAACGAAAGTCTTTTACCACGTGGACCGGTTACAAGACAACCAGGAGATACAAAGTTATGGTAGATGAAGAGCAGACGCAAGAGCAGTCAGATGACCCTACTGCTGAGAAGCGTGCAGAGCAGGGCGATTTCCGAGTTCCGTCGCAACCGCTCCGTCCCGCGGACATTCCTCCGGCGCCTCTGACCAGATCCGATTACTCCAAAACAGAATAATAAACGCCGTCGCAATCTAACTGGCGTTGATATTGTAGCGATTATTCTAGCTTTGGGTTTGGCAGTACTTGTTTCGTTGATTATTGTTGCAACTATTGTTCAGATTATTCACAATGATAAGAATGTTCCAGAAATTCAGCTTTCCGAGAATGCCACACAAATTCTGATTGCTGCTATCGGTGGCATAGTTGGTGTGCTTGGTGGTTACATCGGTTATCGGATGCATAGTAGTAAACCACCTGAAAATCCCGACGATAAGGGAGATTTGAATGAGTGAGGAACAAGCGCCGACTCCTCCCGGGCAAGGGGCTCCACCGCCAGTTGCACCTCCTCCGATGGAACCCGCTCCAGGTTCTCCACCTGAAGAAGAGGATGACAAAACTGATGTTCAGCCTCGTCCTGAGCCAAAAGAAGAGCCGAGTGATCCTCATACTCCTCCGCTCGATGATGATGAAGACGCGGTTCATCTTCCACCCGAAGATTCTCGGCGTCTAGCGGCAGAGGAAAGGCTTGCTCGTAGACCAGAGGTTGCCTGATGGCTCTCAAGCGGGTATGGATTGCATCGCCCAACTATTCCAGTCGAGGTGGCAGTGGAGTTCGGCTCATTGTTCTTCACACCGCTGAGGGATCCCGCACAATCGAGTCACTTGGCGGTTTCTTTCAAGGTGATGTTGGAGCTTCGAGTCATGTTGGCGCTGATGACAAGTCCAATACGATTGGCGAGTATGTCAAGCGGGGTAACAAGGCTTGGACTCAGTCATCGTTCAATCCTGTAGCTTTGTCTATTGAGCTATGCGCATTCGCTTCGTGGAGTGTTGACGAATGGAATCGTCATCCCAACATGTTGGACAATTGTGCCAAATGGATTGCTGAAGAAGCAGCTTACTATGGCATTCCTATTACAAGGTTGAACGCTTCTCAGGCACAGGGATCTGGGCGAGGTGTTTGCCAGCATGTAGATCTTGGATCCGCTGGTGGTGGACATACCGATTGTGGTTCAGGATTCCCTATGGATCGTGTACTCGACATGGCTCGTGGGGGATCGCCTAGTCCTGGTCCTATGCAAGAGGAGGAAACAGATTTGATTACCTCGGCTGTGTCTGATGGAGGAACAATTCACGTTTGGTGGGTTGGTGAAGACAAGAAGACGGTTTGGTACAGGTATCAAAGAAAGGGCGAAACCGATTGGCAGGACGGCGGTAAGTTCGCCAGTTCAGATCCAAAGAAGATAGCAGGAATTTCTGCCACACTCAATGCCACAGGAACACTTGAAGTGTTTGTGAGGTATGAGGATGGAACTCCTGCGCATACATGGCAGAGAAAGAACGAAACGTCGTGGAATGGAGGCGAGAAGGGGAAGTCTATCGCGGCTTTTACCAACTTGCCTAAATAGGCACCCATGAAAGGGGGTGAGTAGTTGATAACTAGTATTCTCACCGGAACAAAGAAAATTCTCGGGATTTTGGAAGATTATACAGTATTTGATCACGATATTATCACTCATATCAATACTGCATTCTCTACTCTAACCCAATTGGGAGTTGGCCCGGCCGAGGGCTTCATGATCGAGGATGAAACTGCAGAGTGGGTAGATTTCATCGACGATACTGATCTTCAGTACAATTCGGTCAAGACGTACGTATATTTGCGCGTACGTCTGATGTTTGATCCGCCGACTACATCATATCTAATTGCTGCCTTTCAAGATCAGATAAGAGAGCTCGAGTGGCGGCTCAATGTTCATCGCGAGGAGACAGGGTGGGTCGATCCAGATCCACCTCCGGATCCTTCTGATCCAGATTATCCCTGGTGGCCCTGGGAAGGACGAGCGGCTTAAATGGATACACTAGCCAGTAAAGAGGTAGTGGATCATATTCTTGAGCATCATGGGATCAAGGGTATGAAGTGGGGTGTTCGTAGAAGTGATCCGAGTGGATCGAGTGGGTCGGGTGCATCTAGGAAGGAAAGAAGGGCGAGTAAGTCAAGTGCTGCTCGCGTTGCAAAGCAAGAAGTCTCGGTCCAAACCAAATCGCACCCTAATGTGAAAACCACGATCAAGACCAAGGGTGGTCGAGGTCTTCCTGCTCACCCAGATGCAGTCGCGGCTCAAATAGTAACTCAGAAACTTAAGAGTAGTGGCACGCATGCTCTTTCTACCAATGAGTTGCAGCAGTTGGTCAATCGTACCAATCTTGAGCAACAGATTAATAGGTCTGGAGTTGGTCAAACCACCTATGAAAAAGGTATAAAGGCTGTGGGGAATTTTATGAAGACTCCGCAGGGAAAGCAGTCTTTACAAGAAGCTACAAAGCTGGCAACATCCGAAAAGGGCAGGAAAGTAATAAAGCATTTGATTAAGGGTGTTGGTATAGCTGCTGCTGTTGCTTGATGGGAAAGGGGGTTAGCATGAGCCTGTCTAATACTGCGGTACCGATCTATTACGGTCTGTTTCGCGAGGCAGTTCTCAGAGGAGACATTCCAGTAAATCGTGAAATCTCTATGGAGATGAATCGAATTGACTCGCTCATCGCTAACCCTAACATTTACTACGACGATAAAGCGGTAGAAGGTTTCATCCGCTTTTGTGAAGGAGAGTTGACACTAACAGATGGCTCGGATTTACATCTTCTGGACTCGTTCAAACTCTGGTCAGAGCAGATTTTTGGTTGGTACTATTTCGTCGAGAGAAGTGTCTATGTACCGACCAAAGATCATCATGGTGGGCACTACGAGCACAGAACAGTCAAGAAGCGACTAATCCTAAAGCAGTATCTGATAGTTGCGAGAGGCGCAGCCAAATCGATGTATGCTTCGCTGATTCAAAGTTATTTTTTAAATGTAGATACATCGACTACACATCAGATTACGACAGCTCCTACGATGAAACAAGCGGACGAAGTCATGTCCCCGTTTCGTACAGCTATCACGCGCGCGCGAGGACCTTTGTTCAAGTTCTTGACAGAGGGATCGTTGCAGAACACGACGGGATCGAGGGCCAATCGTGTCAAGCTTGCCGCAACCAAGAAGGGAATTGAGAACTTTCTCACGGGCTCACTGCTTGAGGTCCGCCCGATGGCAATCAATAAATTACAAGGTCTCCGCCCTAAGATCTCTACCATTGATGAATGGCTATCAGGAGATCTCCGAGAAGACGTTGTCGGCGCAGTTGAACAAGGAGCGTCGAAACTAGAAGACTATTTAATTGTAGCTATTAGTTCGGAAGGAACTGTTCGAGCAGGTTCAGGCGATACTATCAAAATGGAACTTGCTGACATACTCAAGGGCGAGTACCTTGCGCCACATGTTTCGATCTGGCATTACAAACTTGATGAACTTGAAGAAGTTGCCGATCCATCGACTTGGCTGAAGGCAAATCCAAATCTTGGCGCGACGATCTCGTATGAGACTTATCAACTGGACGTCGAAAGAGCTGAAAAAGCTCCAGCGTCACGTAACGACATCCTTGCCAAGCGTTTCGGAATTCCAATGGAGGGTTACACTTACTTCTTCACATACGAAGAGACTCTTCCACATCGTTTGCGTGAGTTTTGGGGAATGCCGTGTTCTCTCGGAGCCGACCTGTCTCAAGGTGATGACTTCTGTGCATTCACGTTCCTCTTTCCTCTAGGTAGCGAGAAGTTTGGAGTCAAGACTCGGAGTTACATCACGTCTCTGACATTGATGAAACTTCCGGGAGCCATGCGCGCGAAGTACGATGAGTTTATCAACGAGGCAAGCCTTCATGTCCTAGAAGGCAGTGTTCTTGACATGATGGAAGTGTATGAAGATCTGGATCAATTTGTTCAGACGTCTGAGTATGATGTTCGGACCTTGGGATTCGACCCATACAATGCTAAAGAATTTGTTACTCGTTGGGAGGCGGAGAATGGATCGTTTGGTATTGAGAAAGTCATTCAAGGGGCCAAGACCGAATCAGTTCCTCTAGGCGAACTCAAAATTCTGAGTGAAGAACGCTTACTTATCTTTGATCAGTCACTCATGTCCTTTGCGATGGGGAATGCGATTACGTTGGAAGACACTAACGGGAATCGTAAGCTCTTGAAGAAGAGACAAGATGAGAAGATCGACAATGTTGCTGCTCTTATGGATGCTTATGTTGCATACAAGGCCAATAAGGAGGCATTCGAGTGATCTTTGGGAAAGGAGGTGAAATTCGTTGAGATTTGGCGCAAGTTTGAAACACGCTTGGAACGTCTTCTCGAATCGAAATCAAGAATCTAAAAATTTTGGCGTTAATGGTAACAGTAATAATGGAGACGTTGGCTCAGGTTATGCGTATAGGCCAGATCGAACAAGACTCCGGATCCCAAATGAACGCTCGATTATTTCGTCGATTTATACGCGTCTTGGGATTGACTGTGCTTCGATCGACATGCGTCACGTTCGGATGGATGATCAAGATCGGTATGTTGACGACATGGACAGTGGTTTGAACAATTGTCTTACCGTTGAGGCTAACATCGATCAAGCGGCTCAGGCTTTTCGTTTGGATGTAGCTTTAACTATATTTGACAAAGGTGTCGTTGCGATTGTTCCGGTCGATACCTCGATTGATCCAGGTATGAATCCTGGCGGGTACGATATTTTAACCATGCGTGTTGGCGAGATTACGCAATGGTATCCCAAGCATGTGCAAGTGTGGTTGTATAACGAAGCTCTTGGTATCAGGCAACAGATTACCCTTCCGAAAACTTCAGTGGCTATCGTTGAGAATCCTTTGTTCTCTGTAATGAATGAGCCGAATTCGACTCTTCAACGTTTGCTTTACAAATTGAATTTGTTGGATGCTGTCGATGATCAATCTGCTTCTGGGAAACTTGATCTCATCATTCAGCTCCCATATGTGATCAAGTCAGAGGCTCGTCGTCAACAAGCAGAGCAGCGTCGGAAAGACATCGAGTTTCAGCTCAAAGGTAGTCAGTACGGTATTGCCTATACAGATGGAACTGAACGAATCACTCAGCTGAATCGTCCTGCAGAGAACAATCTCTTGACTCAAATCGAGTATTTGACGAACATGCTCTACAGTCAACTCGGTTTGACTGATGCGGTAATGAATGGAACAGCTGACGAGAAGACAATGCTGAATTATTGGAACCGGACAATTGAGCCAACGCTCAAAGCCATTACTGAAGCAATGTCTCGTTCGTTCCTGACAAAGACTGCTCGGACACAACAGCAAACGGTTATGTATTTCCGCGATCCGTTCAGGTTGATTCCGATTGAGAACATTGCCAAGATTGCAGATGTGTTTAGTCGTAACGAAATCTTGTCTGCAAATGAAATCAGACAGATCATTGGAATTAGACCAGCCAAGGATCCGAAGGCAGACAAGTTGATAAACAGCAATATTCGAGGTCAGACACCTTCCGGTTTCTCACAAGTATCTAGTTCACCAAATTCACCAGATGCGGAACCTGTTGGCGTTGGTTCGTCTAATGGTAATGGTTCTAGTAACGGAAGTGGCAGCTCTTAAGAACGGCTGACAGGCCGAGATCCAAAACTGAAAGAGAGCATTCAAAATGGAAGAGAAGGCCAAGCCTGACTTCAGCGGCTATGCCACGAAGGCTGGTCTCAAGTGTTCAGACGGCCGAACGATCATGAAAGATGCCTTTGCGCATCAGGACAAGACGACTGTTCCACTGGTCTGGCAACATACTCACAGTGAACCGGGGAATGTTCTCGGTCATGGAGTTTTGGAAAACCGTGACGATGGTGTGTACGTCTACGGTTACTTCAATGACACGGATGCTGCGAAGAATGCCAAGACTTTGGTTGGTCACAAGGACATCACGTCTCTATCTATCTATGCCAATCAGCTGACTGAGAAGGCGAAGGCGGTTCTTCACGGTTTCATTCGTGAGGTAAGCCTGGTTCTATCGGGAGCCAATCCTGGTGCTCTTATCGACAACATTTCGATCGCACACGCAGATGGTGATGTGGTCACGTTGGAAGATGAGGCCATTATCTACACAGGTCTGGAACTCAACCATGCTGATGGCTCTGCCAGTGATCCTGCGGATACTGGTGATGTTGAGGACGACGTTGAAAACAGCCCAACGGTTCAGTCGGTCTACGATTCGATGACGCCTGAGCAGCAGGCCGTTGTTCACTACATGGTCGGCGCAGCGCTCGAAGGTGAAAGTGGCGATGATGCATCGCATTCTTCCGACGATGAGTCGGGGAAGAAGGAACTGGTCCACGACGACAATGAAAAGGAAGGACGCCGCATGACCCGCAACGTCTTTGAGCAGACGGGTGCCAAGAAGGAGGAGAACCACACCCTTACTCATGACGCTATGAAGGGTATCTTCGCAGACGCTCAGCGCATCGGTTCGTTGAAGCAGGCTGTAGAGGCTTATGCCCTCAAGCACGGTATTGAGAACATTGATGTTCTCTTCCCGGAAGTTCGCACTATCACCGACACGCCGGAGTTCGATAGTCGACGGGTTGAGTGGGTCAAGGGTGTCCTCGGTGGAGCAAGGAAGTCGCCGTTCACCCGCATCAAGTCGCTGGTCGCTGATCTGACCTTCGACGAAGCTCGTGCCAAGGGATACATCAAGGGCAATCTGAAGAAGGAAGAGTTCATCAGCGCGTCCAAGCGTATCACCACGCCGACCACGATCTACAAGAAGCAGAAACTGGATCGTGACGATATTCTCGACATTACGGACTTCAATGTTGTGACATGGCTCCAAGGTGAGATGCGTCTCATGCTGGACGAGGAGCTTGCTCGAGCAGTTCTCATCGGTGACGGTCGTGATCCAGCTGACGAGGATCATATTCTGGATCCAGTTGGCGCTCCTCAGGGAGCTGGCATTCGTTCGATCATGAATGACGACGACCTCTATGCTGCAACGGTCAACGTCAATCTCGCTGACGCACAATCAAGCCCGTCCGAGCTCGTGGACGAGGTCATTCGGTCAATGCGGCTCTACAAGGGCTCGGGTTCACCGACGTTCTACACGACGTTGCCGGTTATCACGACCATGTTGCTTGTTCGTGACACGCTGGGACGTCGCATCTACAACACGGTGGCTGATATCGCCTCTGAGATGGGCGTTTCGGCTATCGTCGCATGTCAGGCTCTGGAAGATGAGCCTGATCTCCTCGGTATCGTCGTGAACCTGACGGATTACACGATTGGTACTGACGCGGGTGGAGAAGTCAACTTCTTCGACTTCTTCGACATCGATTACAACCAGTACAAGTACCTGCTGGAGACTCGAGTTTCCGGTGCCCTTACGAAGATTCGTTCTGCTCTGGTTCTCATGTCAGTTGCTGGATCAGCTGTTCTTGTGACTCCGACCGAGCCTGCCTTTGACGGGACGACGATCACTGTGCCCACGGTTGCAGGTGCAACTTACAAGCGGGCAGACACCAACGCCACTGTGACCACTGCTGTTCCGGTTGTATTGGCTTCTGGCCAGTCGCTCAAGATCTACGCTGTTCCGGCTGACGCAAGCCATTACTTCGAGAACAACGTCGACGACGAGTGGACATTTACGAACGAGAACTAGCAAAAAGGTAGGTTCTCGATGGCAAGGTTCTTTGGCAAAGTTGGCTATGGTGAAAACGTAGAATCCGCACCTGGTGTGTGGGTTGATGAGATTGTTGAATACCCATATTATGGTGATGTCGTTCGTAATTCAAGGGAACTTCGTGAAGGACAATTTCTCAACGATGATCTCAGTGTTCAAAACTCGATCAGTATTGTGGCTGATGCGTATGCCAATGAACATTTCTTTGCTATTCGTTACGTGGAATGGGCGGGGACTTTATGGACTATTGACAGTGTCGAAGTCCAGGTCCCTCGCCTGCTGCTGCGACTAGGGAAGGTATATAATGGCCCCACGCCTGCAGCTCCATGAAATCCTCACGTCGTTCGCTGATAATGTATATTTTCAGCCTCCAGAGAACATAGCTCTGGAATACCCATGCATTATCTACCAACGTGATTATGCGGAGACAAAGTTTGCAGATGATATTCCGTATAATAACACTTTGAGGTATGTGGTTACGGTAATTGATCGAGACCCTGATAGCGTTATTCCAAGTAAAGTGGCTTCGATGCCGATGTGTCTATACAATCGGTTTTTTACAGCTGATAACCTGAACCACGATGTTTACAGATTGTTCTTCTAAGGGAAAGGAAACGAATGGCACCCCTGAAATGGGATCAGGTTGGTGAGCGTCTGTTTGAAACAGGTGTAGACCACGGAGTCCTCTATATTCCAGACGAAACTGGCGCTTACGATCTTGGCGTTGCCTGGAATGGTCTCGTGACTGTTACAGAGTCTCCATCTGGTGCTGCCGCAAACCCGCAGTATGCAGACAACATCAAGTACTTGAATCTGATTGCCGCCGAGGAGTTTGGTGGGACGATCGATGCATTTACTTACCCGGATGAGTTCGCCCAATGTGACGGTACGGCTGTCGTCGAGGCTGGTTTGACGGTTGGTCAGCAGAGTCGTAAGGTCTTTGGGCTGAGTTTCCGGTCTCGTGTCGGTAACGACATTGATGGGACAGACCATGGGTACAAGTTGCATATGATCTACGGAGCTCAGGCGGCTCCATCGGATCGAGCCTATGGCACGATCAACGATCAGCCAGCTGCGATCTCATTCAGCTGGACGATTACCACCTCGCCTGTTCCGGTCAGTACAAGTGGGTTGAAGCCGACTGCTCTGGTGACTGTCGATTCGACAAAGGTCGATGCCGCGACATTGGCTGATCTGGAAGACATTCTGTACGGAACAAGTGGGGTTGAAGCACGGCTTCCTCTTCCGGATGAAGTCATCGCTCTGTTCGGTGGCACCGCACCTACTGTTGTGCGTTTGACTGGAGCCAACGCTCCGACATATGTTCAAGCTACCCATATAGTTACGATTCCGGCAGTTGCTGGTGTGGACTGGAAGATCAACGATGTCGACGCAGTTGCAGGAGCTCAGCCTGCAATGACGGCTGGCCAGTCTTCGTACGTCACGGCTGAACCACAGGCTGGTCATGTCATCGAGGGAGATGACGACTGGACGTTTGATTATTAGAAGGAGGTGATTGGGGCCAGACAGGAGGCCAGAGGATGCTCACTATTGTAGTTCCAGGTGTCGAGATGTTCGATGAACGGAGTCAAGAATTCACCACTCGAGACGATGTGGTTTTGGAGCTAGAGCATTCTTTGGTCTCACTGTCAAAATGGGAGTCAATCTATGAGAAGCCTTTCTTGAACAACTCAGAGAAGACAATCGATGAAGTTGTTGGCTACATCAAGGCTATGACGTTGACCCCTGAAGTTCCAGAGGAAATTTTCCAGAAACTCTCTGAAAGTAACATCAAAGAAATCAACGAATACATCGATGCGAAGATGACTGCCACTTGGTTTCGCGAGGTGCCAAGGCCTTCTACGAGTCGAGAGGTGATCACTTCAGAGATTATTTACTATTGGATGGTTGCTTTCAACATTCCATTCGAATGTGAGAGATGGCATCTCAATCGTTTGTTCACCTTGATCAGAGTCTGCAACATTAAGCAGGCTAAGCCCGAGAAGATGAGTCGCTCACAGATCGCAGCTCAGAACAGAGAACTCAATGCTCAACGTAGAGCCCAGTTTAACACTACTGGATGAAAGGGGGTGACATGGCGATTCTTGTTTGGGACAAAGTAGGTGAACGAACTTATCAAACTGGTGTTGATCGTGGAGTTCTCTATTTGCAAAATGGTTCGGGAATAGCTTGGAACGGCATTACTTCTGTGGAAGAGACTTCTACCGTAGAGATCAAATCATTTTACCTTGACGGTGTAAAGTATTTGGACAATGTTCTTCCGGGGGATTTTTCCGGCAAACTCAAAGCATTTACCTATCCTGAAGAATTCGATGAACTAAATGGAGTTATCTCTGCTTCCGATGGATTGCTCTTTTATGATCAGCCATCCAAAAGTTTCAATCTATCTTATCGGACAAGAGTGGGGAATGATCTAGATGGTGCAGATCATGGTTACAAGATTCATCTGCTTTATAATCTTGTAGCTGATCCTGATACTGTCACATTCAATACACTTACTGATAAAACACTTAATCCAATTGAGTTTTCTTGGACTTTGAGTGGGACTCCTCCAAGGACAGGCAAGTATAGGCCTACAGTTCATGTCTCTATCGATTCCACTGATACTCCTTTGGAAACGCTGCAAGGTCTAGAAGATATTCTTTATGGGTCAGCAGATAGTGATCCATATTTTCCGTCAATGAGTGAACTTCTAGATCTCTTTGCTTCTCTGGGTTCGCTTGTCATCGTCGATAACAATGATGGTACGTGGAAAGCTATAGATGTCAGTGATAACTATATTACTATGATCAATCCTACTACATTCCAGATAGATAACGCGAATGTTGTATATTTGGATGTGACCACATACCAGATCTCTACCACAAATCCAGACTGAGGAGGTGAAATGACTACAGTTACAAGTCTTACCGCTGACCGAATGTTGGCGATTGAAGCTGCCTCGGTTGTGGATGGTGATGTCGATGGTAGTGGCAATCTTATTCTAACCAAGCATGATGGTACACAGATTAACGCGGGAAGTGTGACAGGGCCTCCCGGTCCTCAGGGTCCGGTTGGATCAGATCTTGTTGTACTTAACGCTATATCTGTATCTGATGTAGGTATCATCAATCAGATTCGCGCTGGTCGTCAACTTACAGCTGCAGATTTCACGAACATGGGATTGTCGGCACCTCTCGGATTGTGGAATCTTTCAAATCTCAATGATGTAAGTGGTAATGGTCGTAATCTCAACAACAAAGGTGCAGTACCATTTGCAGTAGGGATTAATGGTGGAGCTAATACAGCTGCGCAATTTTCAGGTAATGCAGGCCAAGCATTGTATATTCCCGACACGGGAGCCAATGATCCGTTTAGGCTCAGAGTTGGAACATGGGGTTGCTGGTTCAGAACGGCAAAACGAGCTACGTTTGGGATGCTAGTCGATAAGTATGGTACTAATGGCCAACAGGGTTATTCATTATTTGTTAATAACACTAATCAATTGAACGTAGGTGGGAGCCAGGACGGTACTGCGAATAGTATTGCGCTTTCTGGAATCAGTGATGTAGCTGATGATCGTTGGCACTTTGGAGTGGGTACTTTCGATGGCACAGTTATTAGAGTTTATGTAGATGGTATTCATGAAGCGTCTGTGCCAATGCCATTTCCATCGCTGTTTCCTGGTGGTTCGGCTTTGAATATTGGTAATCGTGGAGCAGATGCCTCTACTAATGGACAATTTCAACATTGGGGTCGTGTAGACGAAGCATTTATAACTGCGGATGTTCTTAATGAAGACCAAATTCGTAATCTATATTGTGCAAAGATTCCGCATACGCTTGCTGCTGTTCCTTCTCGTTCTTCGATCAATGTTCGTAGGCGTCGTCGTGGTGCGACATTGGTTGCTGCTGATTTCTCAACTCAGCCGTTGCGTCTTTACAATTTCTCAGGTGGATCGCTTGGAGATGAAGGCTCGAATGGTGCAGCATTGACTAATCCGGGTAATGCTGTGAGTGTAGCTGGTCCAGATGGTAGTACTGGGAATGCGTATGGCTTCAACGGTGCTCAATCGTTGCCTTCAACAGATACCGGATTGCCATCTGCTTTGAATACACGATCATATGGGTGTTGGATTAAATCATCATCTACTGCCGGATCCACGATTGTTGGTTGGGGTGGTACTGCATTGGGTGTTGCTGATATTCGTTTGGGGATAACAAATGGCTCAGTTTTCTTCACCAATGGTAGTGATACAGTAACTGGACCTTTTGTTGCAGATGGTTTGTGGCATTTTCTGGTTGTAGTTGAGGATAATAATGCTGTTGATGGTGTGAAACGTAAACTTTATATTGATGGACGTCTTTCGACTGTATCAGCGGTTATGAATGCAGTTACTCTTATGGGTGCCAATGGTCTTCGTATTGGGACTTCTACATGGGGTGCTCAAGTGTTTACGGGGCATGCTGATGGCGTGTTCATATGCAATTATGCGTTGGCTGTTGAAGACATTATTAAACTGTACAATAAGTCTTCGCAAACTTTGGCTCCATCTCCAAAGAATGTTGGAGATCATATTGAAGCTATGGATGCAGCTAATTTGTTTGCTACATTCGATGCTCTAGAGGCTCAACATCAAATTGATCTGAGAGTGGCAGCATGAGAACTCAAGAGCGAGAAGTTCGCAATGGATCTCGTATTGTTACAGGAGTTGTCAATCCTGATGGCACAATAAACGCGACTAGTGGGCCGGGTTTTAGTGTAGTTAAAGCGGGGGTTGGTTCATATAATGTTTACATACATGGGTTTAAGGTAGTGCGATCAGCAAGCGTATTATTAACTGGTGGTGGGTTTGTTCTAGCATATTTAACTTCGCCAAACATCGTGCAAGTCAATACCTATGCTACTAGTACTGGCGCATCGGATATTGGGTTTGAATTTATGGTGGATGGTTTGGTGCGTTAAATGAGATTTGAACTCGCAGGAAGTCTAGTTCGCCCAGATCCAATAGTGATAAAATTCATAGTGAATCAGAATTTTGATCCGACTAAGTATATTGCCATGGGGTACACTAATTTCGATGTGATCTGCATTGGTGGTGGAGGTGGTATGGGTGGGGGTATCAATACTGCCAATACCGGTACTCTAGTTCGAAGCCCTGGTGGAGTAGGAGGAGGCGGAGGTCTTCACCGAGTTCAGGGATTGTTATCTGCGCTACCTGCTTCATGTCCAGTGGTGATTGGCTCCGGGGGAATTTTAGGAACGGAGGATCAAAACAATCCAGCTGTCACCACTGATGGTGGAGATGGAGGATATTCCTCGTTTAACGGAACTACTTGTCGAGCCTCAGGAGGAAAGGGCGGTAAGAGGGTCCAATCAAACTCCGTAACAGTCCCTACGCAAGCTAACGGTGGCGACGGTGGAGTGGGAAACAGTATTACACCAGGAGGTGGAGGAAAGGGTGGAGTCGCTGGCACACCTTCTGCAACTGGCCCTGGTGTTGCTGGAACATCTGGCGTTGACGGTACCTGGGATGGGACCATTGGTCAAGGTGGGGGTGGGGGCGCTGGAGGTGTAGGTAAGTATGGCTCACCACCAGTTACTTGTAATGCAGGTACCTCTGGTGGACGAGGTTCATACAATCCTGGTGATACGCTAGTTTATGGTCCAGGCGGTAATACAACTATAGATAGTCCCAGTGGCGCAGCTGATGTTATGGGTGGATTTGCTGGTGGAGGAAAAACTGCCCCCCTAGATGGTTTGCCGTATGTGTATGGTTCATCGTCCAGTCATAGAGCTCCCAGTGACTCCGGTGCTGTATCCATTCGTCTTACCGCGTAAGGTGATGTATGGGGATTGAAATCACACAGAGAGGTTCTTTCAATAATACGGAACGATATTTGAGACATCTCAGTCACGATAATTTGTACGCTACTCTGAATAAGTATGGCACATTAGGTGTGAACGCGTTGTCAAATGCTACACCAAGGCGTAGTGGACTGACAGCAGATTCTTGGTATTACGAAATCGTACAGCGTAAAGGATATTACTCAATACGTTGGCATAATCGTAATGTTCATGAGGGCAAACCGATAGCTGTTCTCATTCAATATGGGCACGGCACCGGAACTGGCGGGTATGTTCAAGGGCGAAATTACATCATGCCTGCGATAAGACCTATATTTGACCGAATAGCGGCTGAAGCTTGGAAGGAGGTGACCAAAGTCTAGTGGCTACTGTTGACGACAAAGTCGTAGCAATGAGTTTCGAATCCAGTAAGTTCGAATCTGGTGTGAACTCGGCTATCAATGCATTGAACAAGTTGAAAGCAGCATTGAATTTCCCGAATGCGGGAAAGGGCTTGGACGATGTAAGTGCCTCGGCGAACAAGGTCGACCTCAATCCTATAGCAAGAGCTATCGACGCTATCAAGAGTAAGTTCTCCGCGCTTTCTGTCGTTGCGCTTACGGTTCTTACCAATATCGTCAACAAGGCTGTTAACGCTGGTCTTAGCTTTGCCAAATCTCTGACAATTGATCCTATTGTTGCAGGCTTCAAGAATTACGAAACTCAGATCAATGCTGTTCAGACAATTCTGGCGAACACCGGTCTTACAGGTAAGAAAGGCTTGGATCAGGTCAATGCGTCCCTGAATCAGCTGAACACTTACGCGAACAAGACGATTTACAACTTCTCCGAGATGGCGAAGAACATCGGTACCTTCACGGCTGCCGGTGTGGATCTGAAGACGTCGACAGCATCGATCAAGGGTATCGCCAACCTGGCTGCGTTGTCCGGCTCAACTTCTGAGCAGGCTTCTACAGCGATGTATCAGCTTTCACAGGCTATCGCCTCCGGTACTACAAGATTGCAGGACTGGAACTCGGTAGTCAACGCTGGTATGGGTGGCAAGGTGTTTCAGAAGGCCCTGTATGACACAGGTGTCGCTATGCACACCATCAAGAACGCCAAGGTGGGCGAGACCTTTGATCAATGGACGCACTCAGGTAACTCGTTCAGACAATCATTGCAGAGTGGTTGGCTTACCAGCAAGGTCCTTACGACTACGCTTAAAGGCTTTACTGGAGACATGACCACGGCTCAATTGAAAGCCGAGGGTTATACTCAAGCTCAGATAGCTGATATTCAGAAGGTAGCCAAAGCAGCTTCAGGTGCAGCAGTTAACATCAAGACGATGACGCAGTTGACACAGGCCTTGAAAGAGGAAGTGGCTACTGCATGGGCTGCTATCTTCAAGACTATATTTGGCGATATCAATGGTGCGACCAAGCTCTTCAGCGCGATTCACAATGTCGCTGAGAACGCCCTCACAAAGCCTATCTACGATTTGAACAGGCTACTTGAGGGCTGGGCCAAGCTTGGCGGTCGTACGCTTCTGATCGACGGACTGAAACAGGCTTGGAAAGATCTCGGAGCAGTGATGGCGCCTATCAAGGCCGCTTTCCGAGAGATATTCCCGCCTGAGACCGCTCAGCAGCTTGTCAAGATGACACAGGCATTTGACAACTTCATGAAGTCGCTTATGCCCAGTGCACAGACCGTTGACAATCTAAAGCGTACGTTTGCAGGTCTATTTGCGATTCTCGATATTGGTAAGCAACTTATCAGCGGTATATTTACAGTCTTTGGTCAGCTCTTTGCTGCAGTTGGTAAGGGTGGTGGAGGCTTCCTAAATCTTACCGGGAACATTGGCGACTTCCTAGTCTCGGTAGATAAAGCTCTGAAGAGTGGTAACCAGCTTCATGATTTCTTTGTCGGTCTTGGATCGGTTCTTGCTACGCCGATTAGGTTCCTGGAAAAGATGGCCTCCGCCATTGGAGATCTTTTCAGTGGATTTGGCTCAAAAACCTCCGGGGGATTTTCCAGTGTAATCGGCGGAATGGCTGGAGCTCTCAGTCCCTTACAGAAGGTTCTTGCTGGAGCGAAGCTCGCTTGGGATAACTTCTGGCAAAGTGTCGGCGATGTGTCGACCAAGTTGCAGCCAGGGTTCCAGGCTATCGCCACTGAGTTTCAGAATCTCGGTACTCAGATTGGCAATGCGTTACAGAGCATAAACTGGCAGGGATTGCTTGACGTTATCCGTACGGGTCTTCTTGGTGGCATGTATCTGGTCTTCAAGAAGTTCTTCAGCGGTAACTTCAAGGGTCTTCTCGGTGGTGGGATTCTAGAGAGTGTCAGTGGCTCGTTTGAAGCTTTGACAGGTTCTCTCAAGTCCATGCAACAGACTATCAAAGCTGCCACATTGCTCGAGATAGCTGCCGCAGTTGGGATTCTCACTGCTTCGATCGTCGCAATGTCGATGATCGATGAGAAGAAGCTGGATAAGGCTCTATCCGGAGTCATGATAGCTATGGGCGAGCTTCTTGGCGCCATGGCTCTTCTGAACAAGATCAGTCTTACCGGTGGGTTCCTCAAGATGCCGCTTATTGCTGGGTCCATGATTCTATTGGCCACATCTGTCGATATTCTGACTATAGCTGTAGGAAAGCTTTCGGGTATGAGTTGGACACAGCTCGCCAAGGGTCTTGGTGGTGTTGGAGTTCTTCTCGGTGGTATAGCTGCAGTTGCCGGGCCTCTCTCAAAGAGTACTACAGGCCTGATCAGTGCTGGTATCGGTATTACTGCCATTGCTGTGGCTTTGAATATTCTGGCTCTGGCTGTCAAGCAGTTCGGCGGTATGAGTTGGGAACAGCTTGGTAAGGGTATGGCCTCTGTCGCCGTTGCTCTAGGTGGCATAGGTCTTGCTTCAAAGGTGTTCCCAACAGGGATGATCCAGATCGGAGCAGGTCTGGTTGTCGTCGCTCTGGGCCTCAGGCTCCTTGCCGGAGCTGTTGGTTCGTTCGGCAAGATGGCTTGGGGAGAAATCGCCAAGGGTATGGCTTCGATTGCTGGAGCTCTACTCATCATTGCTGGCGCTATGCAGATCATGCCCTCGAATATGGTACTTACTGCAGCTGGTTTGCTGTTGGTTTCATTTGCTTTGAAGGGAATAGCCAGCTCCATTGAAAGTCTTGGAGGACAGTCAGTCGGAACGCTGGCCAAGGGCATTATCAGCCTTGCCGTGGCTTTGGGTATTCTGGCCATAGCGATGCAAGCTATGCAAGGAAGTCTGGCTGGTGCCGCGGCTATGGCTATTGCTGCTGCCAGTATAGCTCTGCTTACTCCTGCTCTTACTAATCTCGGAAAGCAATCTTGGGGTGAAATCATCAAGAGTATGATTGCTCTTGCGGCAGCCTTCGCTCTTCTTGGTGTTGCGGGAGTTCTACTCGAGCCTGTTGCTCCGGCGTTGCTGGCACTTGGTGCAGCACTGCTTCTAATTGGTGGTGGTCTGGCTCTGGCTGGCGCAGGTATAGCTCTGATCGGTGTAGGTCTGAGTGCTATTGCCGTGTCTGGCCCTGTCGCGATCGGCATATTGCTGAAGGCATTCACTGACTTCATGCAGCAGATTCCGATATGGGTCAAGAGCATGGTCACTGCTCTGTTGCAGATTGTGACATCGATAGCTGATGCGGCACCAAAATTTGTCGAAGCTCTCGGGAAGATCCTCGTAGCTTTGGCAAACGCTGTCATTGCTGCGGCTCCACAAATAGCCAAAGCATTTGATGCTCTTATTCAAGCTGCATTGAAGGTGATCAAGGATAATTTCCCGACTATAGTGGCCGCTGGCTTCCAGATGTTGTTGTCGCTTCTACAGGGCATACGAAACAACATGGGGCAAGTAGTCAGTATGGTCGCTCAGATTGTTATCACATTCCTGAATTCGTTGTCTGGTCATCTTCCGAGAATTATAGCTGCCGGTGTTGGTGTACTGGTCAGCATTGTTCAGGGAATTGCCAACAGTCTCGGAAAGGTGATAAACGTTGCGGGCGACGTTATAGCCAGCTTCGTGAGTGGGATTGGTAATAATCTGGGTAAGATTGTCAACTCTGGTGCAAATGCGTTGGCTAAGTTCGTCAATGCGATTAGCGATGGATTCGGCAAGCTTATAAATGCCGGTGGTGAAGCTGTCGTCAAGTTCATCAATGGTATTGCCGATAATGGTTCACGAATTATCACAGCTGGTGCAAATGCTATTGGGAAGCTCATCTCAGCACTTGGCAGCGCGGGCAATGATCTATTCAACAAGGGTGCCGACGCTGTTATCAACTTCGTGAATGGTGTGGCTGCCACAATCAGAACCAAGGAACCTCAACTGGTGAAAGCCGGATGGAACCTTGGTTGGTCCATCGTTCAAGGTATGATCAGCGGTATGGGCAGTCTGGCTGGTGCGGTTGTATCCAAGGCTGAGAGTATTGTGTCGGGTATTCCTGGCGCAGTTAAGAAGCTCTTGCACATCGGATCTCCTTCCAAGGTCTTCTACGACATTGGTGTGGACACGATGCAAGGCATGATCAACGGCATAGCGGATCAGCAGGATAATGTTATATCTGCGACAGAAGATGCGACCAACGCCATGATCAACGCTATGAGTGCGATTCCAGATGCACTAAGCGGTATGTCCGATTTGAATCCTGTGATTACACCTGTACTGGACTTGACTCAGGTGCAAGCAGGCGCAGATCAGATGAGCACTATGATTAATACTGCTCCTGTGATTGGGTCGACTTCATTTGGGCAGGCGTCATCTATATCTTCGTCGCAAGCTCCATCAATCACCAGTAGTGATAGTACGGGACAGCCTGTTACGTCGATCACTTATGAACAGAATAATTACTCGCCCGAAGCGCTGTCTGAGATTGATATTTACAGACAGACTAAGAATCAGCTGTCGCAATTGAGAACTGTCTTTGCGTAACCTGGGGCTCCTTCGGGAGCCTCAGTTATATTTGTGAATGGAGGCCTGAACAAGTGTGTTGACTCGACTTAGAGCGTATAGCTCATGGCTAGATGCACCCACACTACCTTTGAGTGATGATGGTAGAGAAGAAACGGATCTACTTCAGATTCGGGATATTCAAGGATTGGATCCAGTCAAGGCCGCTGTCAACACTTCACCGTTTGGATCTGTTGATGGGGCGGCTTATTTAGGAAGTAACGTCCCAATTAGAAACATCGTTCTCACGCTGCGTCCTAATCCTAACTGGGACGATTGGACGTATGAAAAGCTTCGTAGGCTCGTGTATTCATATTTTATGCCTAAGTTGCTTACTCAGCTTGTCTTTTACAGCGATGATATTCCTCCGGTGGAAATTTTCGGATACGTTGAGGATTGCAACGTAAATCCATTCAGTAAGGATCCTGAGATCCAGGTTTCGATCATCTGTCCAGATCCATATTTCACAGCACTGGATGCGACTGTAGTTCTTGGACAGTCTACTCGAGACAATTCCAATCCTACGATAATCGAGTATAACGGATCGATTGAAGCTGGAATCAATGTCGAAGTAACTCGAGTTTCTGATCCTGCTCCAACCTTCATAGGCATTCAAATTGGGGATCCTTCAATACAAACTTTCCGAGTGACTGCTTCAGTAAATTCTACACAATATTTTGTTATGAATTCTACAGCTGGACAGAGATACGCTCAAACTATCTCGCTGTCTACAGGTGTCATATCAAATTTGCTTTCAAAGATTTTAGAGGGTTCTACCTGGCCGACCTTGCAATTGGGAACGAATAAATTCTCTATCATCACCGATCAAGGCGTACAAAATTGGAAGCTCACATATTACGAGCGCTATGGGGGTCTCTGAGTGGAACTTTTCACTTTGAATCGGGGGTTTCTCAGGCAATACGATATTGACAAGTTCACATCCGCTATCTGGACAGAGCGATATTATGGTGACAGTGAATTCGAATTGGTTGTTCCGGCTACGTCAGATTTCATTCAGAAGCTTCCGATAGGGACGTTTGTAGGTCTTGTCGGCAGTAAAGAAATCATGTTGGTAGATTACTCGGATAGCGAGAAAGGCTTGTGGAAGGTAACCGGCTCCAGTCTCCTCAAGTTCCTGAATAATCGATTCATTCGAACTTCAGCTGCGCATGAGGATCGATACTGGTATTTCTCCACGACTCCTGGTGTGGCGTTGTGGTGGATCATCTACTACATGTGCGTTGCCGGTAGTCCATATTTGACCGGCGCAGCTAGTATGGGTATTCCTAACCCAGGTTCCTTGGCCATTCCAAATCTTGGGCTCAAGGCTTATGATGCGTCTGGTTCTCCAGTGAATTTCGCTGTTCCTTATGGTCCTGTCTATGATGCTATGAGGGATATTGCTACCACATATGGGGTAGGCATGCAGATCACTCTCGAGTGGGCCACGGATACGTCATATTCCATCCAGTTCCGCAGTTATAAAGGACTCGATCGTACAAGTCGTCAAACGGTCAATCCTGTGCGATTTTCTCCTCAGATGGACACTTTGACCGACATCAAAGAGCTCCAGTCCATTGTGAGCTACAAGACCGTCGCATATTCTTTCTGTCCTCCCAACCCAGATGGCTTAGCCACAACGTGTGGGACAGATCAGGTTCCTGGCGGCACTCCTTCGGGATTTGATCTGCGTGCATTGCTCACATTTGAAGAGGACATCACTACAGACCTCATTGGTGGGAGCCAGGCTAATCTTGTCAGTCTCCTGAATGCTCGAGCACACAATGCTCTGGCTAATAGTCCGTTCTCAAGGGCTATTGACGGTCAGATCGTTCCTTTGCATCAATATCAATATGGGGTTGACTACAGTCTCGGTGATATCATCGAAGTGCAGGGAAATAGCGGCATTGTCCAGAATTCGATGGTTATCGAGTATATTCGTGCTCAAGATAACTCAGGTGAGAAAGCTTATCCGACTGTAGCGATGCTAGGCTAGGGGGTGATTGGTATATTTAGCGAAATAGTCTTCATCTGTATTGCTTTCTGCTTGGGAGTACTGGTCGGCACTATCGTGGTGCTATTTCTGAAGAACCGCATGTATAGCGGCACTATCAACGTGATGAAGACTGACGACAAGATAGTATATTCTCTTGAGCTTGAGCATGACCCCGAAGAGCTTCAGCATAAACAGGACGTTAAGTTCAAAGTAAACAAGCATCCTTCAGCGGAGGACTCTTCGCAATGAAAACATTGCCTATAATGAGACCCCCTATGAAGGAGATTTATGTTTACAGGAGATAAGCCTGAAACACAGCTCGACACCGCGATCAATAAAGCGTATCGAGACCTGGACAGTCATCCAGTAGGCACAGAGAAGTACGTGCAGACTTTGGATGCGATAGTCAAGTTGCACAAGATGAAGGAAGACGAAAAGCCTTCAGAAGTGGACAAGAATACTGCACTCATCGTCGGCGCCAACATCCTGGGCATACTGCTGATCATCCGGCACGAGCACGTGAATGTCATCACGTCAAGAGCCATGAGCACGCTTATAAAACCGAAGTAACAGAAAACTTTAGAAGGAAGTCCAAGTGGAGGGCCGCATACGCGGCCTTTCGCTTTTTCTCTACATGGACTTTAATTTTTTGAGTTCCCAAAAATCCCCGGGGGGAGAAATTCCCATAAGGGTCGCAGATATTACATCGCTTATAATGAGACCCTACAAACATCAATTTAGGAGTTTACTATGAGTAACGATGCTAACAACAACGTCGTCGAGGAGCCTGTTCACAAGACCTCGAAGCTGAAGAAGATCAGGAACAACATTCTCGTCGCCGGAATCTACGCGATTCCCGTCGGCCTGACTGGTGCTTCCTGCTACTACAGCTACAAGATCATGAGCATGAACCTTGAGACGGCGCGGTTGCAGCTCGAAGCTGCTAAGGACGCTGCTAGTACGATTAAGTAATAATCAAAGCTAAGACCCCCACAAGGGTTTTAGTTTTCTGTCTCGCGAAGAAAACACATCCTATAATGAGAGAAGACGCCGCTCACCAACGAGCAGCTCTATAGGCCCCTCCCCTTTGAGGACCCTATAGTACACCAGTCTTCTTTCTTTTATTTTTAATCTATGCTCTTGAAAGGAGCGCTCATTATGTTTAAAGGACGATCGTTTCTTGTCAAGATGGTAAAAGATGATAAAGCAGGGAATCAGGAAGAAGTAAATGTTGGTGACGAAATTAAGAGTCACTTTGAGAGACATAAAGTTGCGTACATTGCTGGTGCTGTTGGGACTGGGATAGGAATCGCGGGAATTACATGTCTTATAATGAGAGGACATTACACCGGGATTCAAGGAGTGCCGGAGTCTGGAATTCGAGGAGTTCCAGATGGACCTGCAAAGGTTGCTGTAAGTCCTCTCGCTTTTTTGTCACATCAAACTAACAACATTGTTGCTGTGATAGAAAAAGATGGACGCGGACATCCTGGTTACCCAGTTTGGTGTCTTGAGACAAACGAATCATGGCCTACGCAAAATGAAGCGGCTAAAGGTTTGGGAGTATATCCTTCGCTTGTTTCTGGTCATTTGAACGGTAAATTCCCGGATGTCGATGGGAAGCACTTACAGCGAGTTAAGGTCTAATTCGCAGCAAAAACATGTTGTATAATGGAGAGAGATCTGATTGTCATTGCGATAATCAAATCGTTGGCTAGGTGATCATTGCGATCGCTTAGCCACTCTCTTTTTATTTTTCTATCTGAAAGTGAAAGGATTATGATTCAAGTGTACGTGCAGACTCGGAAGAAGTATGGCTTTTGGAACTTCGTTCTCGATTGCGTGATGGTCGGCCTGACAGGCGGACTGTGGCTCATCTGGATATTCGTGCGGGAGATGAGGAAGAAGTGAACTATGTACTATACGGTCTACTTGGTGGACTGGTTTGGGTCGTTGTATACGAGACGGCGAAAGCGTGTCTCACCCGATATATTTATTGGGGTAGGCAAAAGCGGTTCCTCCGGTTTGTTCGTATTACACTACCGGATGCCAAAGTATTAGAGTGCATAACTGTAGCGCATACTGATAAACAAGCTATAGAAAATATTGAAAGGCGACTCCGTGAATCTTCTCGAACTCTTTAAGACGAAAATGCCGGACGTCAACACAACTACCATGTTGACGGGTATGGGTGTCACAGGTGTAGTGACGACTGCATATTTTGCGGGACGTGCATCATTCAAGGCAGCTCAGCTGATCGAGAGAGAAGAGCAGCGCCGGATCTCCGAAGCGTCGGATCCTCTCTCTATTCATGATCTGACAACGCCGGAACGTTTCAAACTGGTCTGGCCGCTCTATGTCCCAGCGGTGAGTGTCGGTGCTACGACGATCACGGCGATTGTCATGTCCAATCACGCGGCTTCGAAGAAGATCGCCGCTTTGACGGTTGCCTCGGGTATATCTGAGCGAGCTTTGTCTGAGTACAAGGCGAAGGTGCTCGAGAAGATTGGCGAGAACAAGGAGATGGCGATTCGGGACGAGATCGCGCAGGAGCGTGTCTCCAAGAATCCTCCGACCAATACTCAGATCGTCATGGCAGGGGATAGCGATGTTCTCTGTTTCGACATGATGACGGGTCGGTATTTCATGAGCACGATGGAGACGATCAAGCAGGCGGAGAACAAGATCAATTACGAGCTTGTGAATCACATGTACGCAAGTCTGAGCTCGTTCTACGATGAGATCGGTCTGGCTCCAACTCCATATTCTGACACCGTGGGTTGGAACGTCAACGAGCGTCTCGAGGTAGTGATCTCTACAGTCCTATCTCCTGATAACCGTCCGTGTCTAGCAATAGACTTTTCAAATCCGCCCATCGCTGAATACGCCCGTCTCTGGGGTTAGAAAGGACAGCTGTGCTCAAGAAGACGATTACCTACATGGATTTCAATGATGAGGAAGTCACGGAGGACTTCTTCTTTCATTTGTCCAAGCCTGAGTTGATCGAGCTCGAGTTCAGTCACGACGGGGGCTTGTCGGCGGCAATGGAGAGAATTGTTGCAGCTGATGACAGGGCTAAGCTTATCTCTGAGTTCAAGAAGATCATTCTGCTGTCGTATGGCAAGAAGTCAGTGGATGGTAAGCGTTTCATCAAGAACTCAATCATGCGTGAGGAATTTGAATCGTCGAAAGCATATGAGGCGTTGTTTATGGAATTGGTCACGGTAACCGATTCCGCTATCGAATTCATGAACGGCATTATTCCAGCTGGTATGGCAGAGGAAGTAACTGATCTGGCATCAAAACCTGAGCCAAGGGTTCTGAACAGAAAAGAGATGATGGAATACCCGGATTCCAAAGAGCTTACGGATAAGATCATCGCGGGAGAGATAGTGATTGTAGATGAATAGGGGTAAACCCTCTTTTCGCAGAAAAAACATGCTGTATAACGAGACCCCACATCTACTTTAGGAGTAATTATGCTTACGTCAGATAAGATTAAGATTGCCAAGATGGCGGCCCAGTTGATCACTACGATCAGCGTCGGGAAGGTAACTCGCGACATCATCACTAACAACACCAATGTTGAAACCACTGCAGACGCAGCCAAGGTTTGGGCAGGAAGCTTTGTTATTGGTGGAATGGTCGCTGAGCAAGCTTCCGAGCACGTTGATCGCAGGATTGATGGGTTCGTCGATTGGATCGAGAATCGTAAGGCAACTGCAAAGAAAGCTGCCAACGAGTACAAGTCGGATCGATAAAGATGAAGGCACCTAACCGGTGCTTTCATTTTCTTTTTCTAAATTGAGGAATCTATGGAAATCCCGGATTATCCGCCTAACAGCGAAGCAAGTAAGAGAAAAGCAGCAGAAGATAAAAAGATCGAGCGCGTTACTTCGGATGATCCAATTCGGAGAAAGAAGTCCATCGGTAAGCAGTTCAAAGAGACATTCATCGGTGGTGACGCGAAGAATGCAGTTCGGTATGCCATGTTCGATATTCTGCTGCCCGCGGCAAGGGACATGGTTGTCGAAACGGTATCTCAAGGATTTGAGAGACTTATTCTCGGCGATTCACGACGCAGGGGAAGTACACCGCCTCAAGCTGGCCCGACTGGTTATGTGAGTTATAACCGATACGCGATGGGAAGCAGACAGTCTTCTTCTCAGCGAGTGATGAGTCGTCAGGCACGAGCTCGTTTTGATTTTGATGAGCTTGTGTTGCAGTCCCGTTCCGAAGCAGAAGAAGTCATTGACAAACTATACGAGGTGGTGAGCCGTTATGGATCAGCAACTGTTGCTGACTTGTACGAGCTTGTGGGTATTAGCGGCTCCTTCACGGACAACAAGTGGGGCTGGACAGAACTCCGTGGTGCGGGAGTTACTAGAGTTCGTGGAGGATATCTCCTGGACCTACCTGACCCTCAGCCCCTTGATTAATTATGAATACGGCAGAGATACGAGCGATAGTCAAATCTCTGTACCCGAATGAAACTTGGGCAGCAAGAGTAGATTCGATGCCTGACGATCGGGTATTCGCTATCTACATGGACTACAACGAAACGAAAAAGAAAGTATCGAAAGACCCGCCTACAGAGCCCACCCAAGGTAAACTTTTTTAAGGAGATAATAATGCAGTTAGTTTCTGGGGCGATCGGCCGACAGATTGCCCGTCAAGCGTTGAAAGTGGAAAAGAACTCACCAGCGATCCTGTTTGGAGCAGGACTTGTTGGTGTGGTTGGCAGTACAGTTCTTGCTTGTCGAGCTACTCTGAAGCTCGAAGATGTGCTGGACGAAGGGCAGGAGAAGATCAAGAAGGCGAAGACTCTCGAGCACAGAGAGTACAGTGAGAAGGATCGTGAAAATGATGTCCGGATCATCACGATTCAGACTGGTGTGAAGATTGTCCGGCTTTATACCCCGTCGATTGTTATTGGTGGAGCTTCCATCGCTGCTCTGGTTCAGTCTCACAATATTCTGACGAAAAGAAATGTCGCATTGACTGCAGCATATGCCGCTCTTGAGAAAGGGTTTGCTGAATACCGTCAGCGTGTGATCGACAAGTATGGCGAGGAAGAAGATCGTAACTTTCGTTATGGAACTCGCGAAGTTGAGATACTTGAGGATGGAAAGAAGAAGACCGTTACGCGTGTGGGTGATGGTATTCCTTCTATTTATGCCAGATTTTTTGATCCTCTATCGCCGGAGTGGAACAAAGAACCGGAATACAATCTCATCTTTCTTCAGTGTCAGCAGACTTACGCGAATGATCTCCTGAGAGCTCGCGGACATCTGTTCCTGAATGAAGTGTATGACTCGCTCGGGATCCCGCGGTCCAAGGCAGGATCAGTTGTGGGATGGATCATCAGTAATGGGCAGGTAGCAGATGCTCATGTTGACTTTGGCCTCTGGACTAATGACGATCATAATGTCAGAGATTTCGTCAATGGCCGTGAAGGTTCGATTCTGCTCGACTTCAATGTTGACGGTGTTATTTACGACAAGATCGATACACCTGTGGAGGGACTGTCATGGCAGATGAGCTAGTCGAACAGGCAGCTGATCAGATCGAGGAAGTTGCTGTCAAGATCGAAGAAGTCGCGGATGCAACTCGTCGTCTAACGGGGAGAGAATTCGGCTTTTTCTTTGCTGGCATCGGCGTTGGAGTCGCAGCTGGATTCGCAGCTGGATATTACATTGCCGAGCATCGCCTGAAGACGAAGTACTCCAAGCTAGCCAATGACGAGATCTCAAAGATACGAGAGCATTACTACAAGAAGACAGTAGCTGCTCAACCTAAACCCCCTGTTGAACAAGTTGTAGTGGAAAGGACAGAACGTGCGTTCACGGAGAAAGAACAAGAAGCAATCGACGAAGCTAATCGACTATATCCTTCCGACGAAGAAGCGGTCGAGGAGGCAGTTGAGGTTGAAGAGACGTCACAAGTAACAAACGTCTTCAAGCAGACTGAACCAGACGATGAATGGGATTATGCAGTCGAGGTAAAGATGCGAAAGAAGGATACCCCATACATCGTTCATGTTGACGAGTATAGTCAGAATGAGCCTGGCCATGATCAGGTGTCATACACGTACTATGAAGTCGACGATGTTCTGGCCAATTCGAGAAACCTGACGATTGATGACATGGATGAAACCATTGGTCTTGGGAATCTCGGAAAATGGGGGCATGGGTCAGGAAACGTCGACATCGTCTATATTCGTAACGAAGAGATGGGCATCGACTTCGAGATCGTCCGAGATCGTGGAAGCTTTGAAGATACGATACAAGGAACGATTCGTCACTCGTCTGAGGTGAGACGTCGACGACCTAATCGCGGGTTTGATGATGACTAGGTCCGAGTCCATTGAGAATTCATATTTTCAGTGGCTAGTATCTCAGATCCAGATCGAACAGAATGGGGCGCGAGTCAGGGAATATCATGGATTATTCGAACGACTTCACAACAAGGAATTCGTTTGGATCATTCCCAATGACGATAATCGTCTAGCAGACGGCTTTGATCTCCGAGCTGAGTTCTTGAGAGGGGGTCACTACGCATTTCCATTTGGGGTCTCAATCCTGGAAGTGATAGTGGCCCTCTCTCGGCGGCTGGAGTTCAATGCCGAAGGACCGTCAAGAGAATGGGCTTGGCAACTCATCAAGAATCTCAGACTGCACAAGATGGCCGATCCCATTTCTTTCCGTAAAAATCTACAAATTGACGAAATTCTCGAAGCTCTTATTTGGAGAACATATCAGCGAAACGGACTCGGTGGGTTTTTCCCATTGAAAAGCACGGATGAAGATCAAACGAAAATTGAGATCTGGTACCAGATGAGTGCCTACATTATCGATCTTCGTGGGTTGTAACAGAAAGAGAAACGAGATGGGAGCTGAATGGATTTCTATCAGATCCTAACCAGAGAAACGAAAGACAAGAAGCTGGAGTTGTATCCGGATTTTATTGTCGGTCGTTCTCAGGATCTGATGGTGCAAGGCCGTTCCTTCTACGCGATCTGGGACGAGGAAGCAGGCCTCTGGTCTCGTGATGAGTATGACGTGCAAAGACTTGTTGATGAAGATCTTCAGCAGGAAGCAGAAAATCTGTCTGCTAACACAAATGTGCCAGTTGTTGTCAAGTTCTTGCGTTCATTCAATACCAATGCCTGGACGCAGTTCAAGAAGTTTCTGGGACAGATAAGTGATAGCAGTCATCAACTGGATTCCAAGGTTACCTTCGTAGATGCCGAAGTAAAGAAGACAGACTATGTCAGTCGTAGACTGCCTTATTCTTTGGAGGAAGGGGATATTTCAGCCTGGGATGAATTGATTGGCACGTTATATTCTGTAAGTGAACGGGCTAAGATTGAATGGGCAATTGGATCTATCGTAGCGGGAGACTCAAAGAAGATTCAAAAGTTCTTGGTCTTGTATGGACCGGCTGGATCTGGAAAATCGACAATACTGAACGTAATCGAGAAACTATTCGATGGGTACACCACGACTTTTGACGGTAAGGCTCTTGGTAGTACCAGTTCAGCGTTTGCCACAGAAGCATTCAAGAACAATCCGTTAGTCGCCATCCAACACGATGGTGATCTTTCAAAGCTGGAAGACAACACTCGGCTGAATTCAATCATCTCACACGAGCAGATGACGATGAATGAGAAGTACAAGCCGAGTTATACAGCCAGAGCAGACGCTCTTCTGTTCATCGGGACAAATCAGCCGGTGAAGATCTCGGATGCCAAATCTGGGATTATTCGCCGGTTGATCGATGTCCATCCTACTGGGGTGAGAATCCCGGTAAGGCACTACAACACTCTGATGAGTCAGATTGAATTCGAGCTGGGTGCAATCTCAGCTCATTGTCTGAAGGTATATTTGGAGATGGGCAAGAATTACTACAACGATTATCGCCCATTGGAGATGATGTTGCAGACAGACATCTTCTACAATTTTATCGAAGCGCATTATGATCTGTTCAAAGCTCAGGATTGTATAACCCTAAAGCAAGCTTATACCTTGTATAAGGAATTTTGTGCTGAAAGCGGGATAGAACGTCCGCTGCCCCAGTACAAGATGCGAGAGGAGCTCCGCAACTACTTCGACGAGTTCAAGGATAGGGGAGAAGTGGAGGGCGAACGTGTTCGTAGCCTCTATTGCGGATTCAATGCAGAGAAATTCAAAGCGCCAAAGAAGAACAATGATCATCACGCATATTCTCTGGTCATGGAAGAGACCGTGTCATTATTTGACGAAGAGTATGCCGATCAACCTGCGCAAGTGGCGACTAAAGATAATCTCCCAGAGCAAAAGTGGTCAAACGTTGGCACGAGACTAATAGACATTGATACCACTAAAACTCACTTTGTAAAAGTACCTGAAAACCATATCGTCATAGACTTCGATTTGAAAGGGCAAGATGGACACAAGGCAATCGAACGAAATCTTGAAGCAGCTAGTGCCTGGCCCGCCACATACGCCGAGCTCAGCCAATCGGGACAGGGCGTACACTTACATTATGAGTATGCTGGCGACACAGCGACCCTTGCCTCAGAATATTCAGAGGGAATTGAGGTTAAGCTGTTCCGAGGGGACGCGTCGTTGCGCCGCCGGTTGTCGCGATGCAACGCGGTGCCAATTGCGTCGATAAGCAGTGGACTGCCGCTCAAACAGAAAAAGGAGAAGATGCTCAAGGCCAAGACTATCACCAGTGAAAAGGGCCTCAGAGATCTGATTGAGCGGAACCTGAGGAAAGAGGTTCATCCAGGAACCAAACCGTCCGTCGATTTCATAGCTCATATTCTCGAAGAAGCTAATGAGTCTGGCATGAAATACGACGTCATGGATCTGCGGCCTCGTATCATGGCGTTCGCCAATAACAGCTCTCACCAAGCTGCTATCTGTTTGAAGACCGTACAGACTATGAAGTTCCAGTCAGCTCCTGAGATGGATTCTGATGCAGTTGTGGAAGTGGACGACGATCGCATGGCCATATTTGACGTGGAGGTCTACAAGAATCTCTTCGTCGTCTGCTGGAAGTTTCGCGGAGGAGATACTGTCGTTCGAATGATCAATCCAAAGCCGCATGAAGTGGAGAGATTGTTCAGGCTGAAGCTGGTTGGGTTCTACAATCGTAGATACGACAATCATATTCTCTATGCAGCTTCAATGGGATACAGCAACGAGCAGCTCTTCACTCTCAGCCAGAAGATGATCGTTGACAATAACCGTAACGCACCATTCGCCGCAGCATACAGCATCTCATATGCGGATATTTGGGATTTCAGCACAATCAAGCAGGGATTGAAGAAATTCGAAATCGACCTTGGTCTGCATCACATGGAGCTAGATCTTCCATGGGAGGATCCTGTCGATGAGAAAGACTGGCCGAGAGTCGTCGAGTATTGCGTCAATGACGTGCGGGCCACTGAGGCTGTACTCGAAGATCGCTGGGAAGACTTCGTTGCGAGGCAGATCCTGGCAGAGCTCAGTGGATTGGCCATCAATGACACCACGCAGAAGCATACAGCAAAGATCATATTTGGAGATGACAAAAATCCCCAGCGGTATTTTGTCTACACAGATTTGTCAAAGGAATTTCCTGGCTACAAATTTGAAGCAGGTAAGAGCTCGTATAAGGATGAAGATCCAGGAGAAGGTGGATACGTCTACGCGGAACCTGGTATCTACGAAGGTGTGGCTCTTCTGGATGTAGTGAGCATGCATCCAAGAACTATCGAGATATTGAACTTGTTCGGGCCTTATACAAAGAAGTATGCTGAACTCACAAAAGCACGGATAGAGATCAAGCACCAGAACTATGAAGATGCTCGTAAGCTATTCGATGGAAGACTCGCTCCCTTCCTGGAAGGAGCCGAGGAACACAAGGTAAGCAACCATGGCAGCCAGTTGGCTTTCGCCCTTCGAATCGCGTTGAACATTGTCTATGGCCTGACGTCGGCCAAATTCGACAATCCGTTCCGTGATATTCGAAATGTTGACAACATCGTCGCCAAGCGTGGCGCTCTCTTCATGATCGACTTGAAGCACGATCTTATCAAGCTGGGCCATATCGTCGCACATATCAAGACTGATTCTGTAAAGATTCCAAACGCCACTTCACAGACAATCGTTGATGTAAAGACGCTCGGTTCAATGTATGGATACGAATTCGACCACGAGATCACCTACGACAAATTCTGTCTTGTCAACGATGCGGTTTACATTGCTAGAAAAGGCGATGAATGGACAGCCGTAGGATCTCAATTCCAACATCCGTATGTGTTCAAGACACTGTTCTCCGGTGAAGAACCTACTTTTGATGATCTATGTGAAGGTAGAACTGTTGTTCAAGGAACTATGTATCTCGACAAGGAGGAGCACGAAAAAGATGAAGCCCTTGTTTATCGCAATATGCGCCATCTTGGGCGTACTGGTCGTTTTGTACCTGTTAGCGAAGGGGGCGGAACGCTCTACCGGGTCAAGGATGACAAGTACTACGCGGTAACCGGGACCAAGGGGTACAAGTGGGTTGAGGCAGAGATTGCCCAAGCCATGCCGGATCTAAAAATTGACATGTCATATTTCGAAAAGCTAAAGACTGATGCTATCAAGGCTATTGAAGCATTTGGCCCCTTTGAGGAGTTTGTAAAATGATTAGAGCACCTAGTAGATTAGTTCATCTGGAACCAGAAGCCGAGTTGATTCCGAAGAGACCTCTCGGTTTCATGCCATTTCGGTATAAGCATGATTTCTGGAGCCAGAAACTTATCATCGAAGTTTGGCGTGGGACAAGTTACGCACGAATCTCTGGCTCGATGAAAGGTTCGAACGAAATTATCGATTGTG